GACTAAACACGTTCGCCCAGCTAAATGTAACGAAGACGGAGAAATAGAGGCGTACTACTACTCTGATAATTGGACAGACACTAAGAAATTTCCGCCTAAGAGAATACCAGCTTTCGGAACTTCAAAAGAGCCTATTGAGTTTTTGGTTTATGGTAAGGACTCAATCGACCTTAAATACTTCTCAGAGGTAGACTACCAAGCTTGCATACCTTACTGTGTACTTGAGGAAGAAATAAGTAACTACCTCATCAATGACACCCAAAATGGATTCTCTGGAACTAAGGTGGTCAACTTTAACAGCGGTACTCCATCGGAGGAACAACAGCGACTGATAGCAAACAAAGTAAAAGGACAGTTAACTGGTGCGCAAGGCGATAAAGTAATTATAGCATTTAACGACAACCAAGAAGAGAAAACAACAGTAGAAGATATACCACTAAACAACGCGCCAGAACACTACACTTATCTAAGTACTGAGGCACAAGCTAAGATACTAAACAATCACAACGTAGTTAGTCCAATGATTGTAGGAATAACGACAGCAAACAGCGGATTCAGTTCTAATGGAGACGAGATAGAAGTAGCTACAAAGTTCTTCTACAATCAAACAGTAAAACCACACCAAGAGCTTTTGATAGATGCAATTGACGAGATACTAGCATTTAACGGAATATCTTTAAAATTATACTTTGAAAATCTTAACCTTTTACAGACAAGAGAAGAAGTAGAAACAGTACTAGAAGATAATACTAAACTTGGAGAAGAAGAGAGCAAAGAAAACAATAAAAATGTTGAAACATCTCAAGAGTTTAATTTAGAAGAGTTTTTAAGCGATTTAGGAGAGCCTAAAGAGCAGACTGGATGGATTACATTAGATGAGAGAGAAGTAGATTATGAGGATGAAGAGACTTTAAATAATCATTTAGCCGAAATGAACAAAGAGCTTTATGATAAGCTAGAAAATTCTACTTTACTTTCTAAAGTCTTTAACTTTGTATCAACTGGCACAGCTAGACCAACGGCTATAAGTTCACAGGACAAGCTAGTTAAGGATAAATTCTTCAAGGTACGATATGAGTATGTCGGAAACAAATCACCCGAACGAGGTTTTTGTAAGGCTATGATGAGAGCAAACAAGTTATATCGAAGAGAAGACATTGAAAGAATGAGTATGCAACCAGTTAATCCGGGATTTGGAGAAGGCGGCTCTGACACGTATAATTGCTTCAAATTCAAGGGAGGCGCTCGATGCCGTCATAAGTGGAAAAGGGTTACGATGATGTTAGATATTAACAAAGATTCAGATGAGTTTAAAAGAATAGGAACTAGAGCAGCAGAAATAAAAGGCTTTAAAGTTACGAATCCTTTCGAGGTTTCTGTATATCCTAAAAATTTGCCCTTAAAAGGCTTTAGCCCTAACAATAAGAATTTACCCTCAGACGTAAGATAACATGGCACAAGCACTATTCATAACAACAAAAGACATTGCAAAGTTCACAGCTTTAAACGGCAATGTAGACACAGATAAATTCATTCAATTTGTAAAGATTGCTCAAGATATACATATACAGAATTACCTCGGTACTGATTTATTTGATAAGATTAATGATGACATCGTAGCTGGTACGCTTAGCGGTAACTACTTGAGCCTTGTAACTGACTATATAAAACCAATGGTTATCCATTTCGGAATGGTAGAATATTTGCCATTCGCAGCTTACACAATCGCCAACAAAGGAGTATATAAGCACAACTCTGAGAACTCTCAAACAGTAGAGAAAAACGAAGTAGACTTTTTAGTAAACAAAGAGCGAAGCATAGCAGAACACTACGCTAAGAGATTCACAGATTATATGTGTAACAATTCTACGTTATATCCAGAATATAACAGCAACAGTAACGGAGATATGTACCCAGACAAAGACGTTAATTTTACGAACTGGTTTTTATAATGAAATACAAAGTAAAAAAGAAGAACATAATTAAGCTAAAGAAAGCGATAAAAAAGATTAACAATGGCAGACAGCAGAATAAGTAACTTACCAACTGGTACACCTTTAGAGGATACAGATTTATTTGCAGTAGCTCAAGGAGACATAGACACTTCTTTTACTACTATTCAAGCTAGTGCTGACGATGTAAAAACTTACATACAATCTAAACCAGAGTTTGTAGTTGAATTGGTAGACGCTCAGACTGTTGATTTTTACGCACCTTTTGAAATGTCAATAGATAGCATTACAAATATTCTAGCTGCACCAACTACTACAATTCAAGTTGCTGGAGCTGCTTACACTTTAGGAGATACTATCATAGCTGGTAGAGCAATAACAGTAGATGTTGATGTAGCTGCTGTGATAAGATTAAACGCAACGAAATTGTAATATGGTACAAGAAACTTATTATATAAAAGCACAAGCCTCTGGAGGTGGCGGAGGAGGTGGTTCTGTTGGTGCTACTCTAATGAAAACTAATAAAAGCTTAAGTGCTAGGACTGGAGATGATGGAGACCTACAAATCGGTAGAGCAGTAGATACTGTAACTTTGGCTAGTAATAATCCTTTTGGTACATTGGAACGATTCACGGACGAATTGGGCGGTTCTGCTTATAGTAATAACATTGTTATTGATTGGAGTACTTATAATGGAACTACTGTTTTAGGTTATGTCAATCAAGACCAAACTTCTGTCGTATGGACTGATGCGATAGACAATTCTTTGGCTTATTCAGTAGGAACTTACACAAGTGGGTGGAGATTACCGAATATAAACGAAATATGGAATTTATATGACTTTGGAAATCTTAATGGTTTTAACAGTTATTTATTATATAGACCTCCACTTTTTAATTTAGGTCAGTCAGATTATTGGAGTTCCACGATAGGAAGATTCACAAATCAAGTGTATATAGCAAAACAAAACTTTGGAGAAATAAGTATAACTGGATTGACAAGTACTAAGGCATATTTTCCAGTAAGAGACTTTACAGTATCAGGAACTACATTAACATAAAAATATAAACACAAAAAACAATGGCAAAAGAAATTTACAAGTCTGGAAACTACATAGTAACAGTAGACGCAGATAACAACTCAAGACTATTTCCAATAGGGAAGACAGTTTACGATGAATATAACAGCGTATTTAGATTAACTGAGGGGCTTATTGAAGATGACCAACTAGTTATCTCTTATGCAGATTCTACTAACTGGGTAGATGATTCAGCGTCTGCTTATACTGAGGCAACTCTAAGAACTTTCTTACGAGAGAATACGGGTTTTAGTCCAGCTTCGGGCGGTAGCGGAGCAGCATGGGGAGATATTACTGGAACTTTATCAACTCAAACAGATTTGCAAAGTGAACTTGATGACAAGCAAGACACCTTAGTAAGTGGAACAAACATTAAAACAATCAACGGAACTTCGGTTTTAGGAAGTGGTGATTTAGCTATTTCTGGCGGTGGCGGTGGTGCGCCTGCAACTCAAATTTTAACAGAACCAAGGTCTGGTATTTATTATTCAATTGCGCAAGGGTTTAGTTCAAATATAACGACAATCGGTAGCGGTCAATTGTTATTGACAGCATTTACTCCAGGTTATGATTTTCAAATTAATGCGATAGCATTCGCACAAATTACAAGCGCCCTTGCTGGTGGTCTTATAAAGGTGGTTATATATTCAAATTCTAACGGACAACCAAATACAAAACTATTTGAAAGCGCAACAGTTGCAGTAGATACAACTGGAATGAAAATCTTGACCGGTTTGAGTTTTACATTTAACGCAAACGAAACATACTGGATTTCCACTGTTTCAAATGGTAATGTCGGAATAAGAGCATTGAACACACCAAATGACCCATTGTTGCCAGTCATTGCAAATTCACAAAGCACACAAGCGTATCAAGCATTTTATTTCGCGTCTAATTTTTCATCTTTACCGACAACTATGCCTAATCTTACATCTTCCAATCACGCCAACAATAGAATACCATTAATAACATTTAGAAAATCTTAAAAATATGCCACAAATTAGACAAGAAATATACAACGAAAGCGGACTTGTGGAAGTGAAATTCATCGAAGTAGATGAACCAACACAAGAAGAATTAATAGCAGAAAAAGAAGCGGAACTTTTAAAGATATACGCTGAACTTAACGAATTAAAAGGAGATAATTAAAATAAACAAATAAAATCAAATCAAAATGAAAAATGTAACAAAAGAAGAGTTAGGATCAATTAAAGAAATGTTAACTACATTCAACAACTTGAAGATGCAGTTAGGTGATGCTGTGCTATCACAGAACACAATAGTAGCAAAGATTGATTCGTTAAAAGAAGAGTACTCTGAACTAGAAAAGGTACTCGCAAATAAGTACGGTAAGGATTCAAGGATTGATGTTCAAACCGGTGAGATAAAAGAAAAAGAAAAATAAAAACAAAAAGACAAAGCAATGAAGATAAATTTATATCAGACAGACTCAACACCTTCACTTACTGATAAGGTTATAGGGACGGATGTTTCGGATAACAATATCACGAAGAATTATATGTTAGGAGATGTAAAGACTATCTTCGATCAGAACTTACAATCTGTACTAGATACTGGTAATACATCAACTACAGAGATGACTATTACTTCGAGTGCATTTAGTACTATAACAAACCTGTACACAGGAATACTAGACGTTGCTACATCTCTTATCGTAGACGGAACGTTTGTAGATTCAGCAGGTGTTACAAACGATGGTACTAAGGTTCTAGGTTCAACGGCTACAGGAAGTCCTTTATGGGTTACTGACAGTGATTCACAAAACTTACAATCAGTATTGGACTTTGGTAATACTTCTACAACAGAGATGACTATTACTTCAGCATCGTATAGTAGTATAGAACTTTTAGGTGTAAGAAGGTTTAATTATTCAGACGAATTTACGGCTAATGGTGTATTTATTGATTCAGCAGGCGTAACAAACGATGGCACTAAGGTGTTAGGTTCAGACGCTACAGGTAATCCACTATGGGTTGGTGATAAAGACAAGCAGAATCTACAATCAGTATTGGACTTTGGAAATGTTTCTACCACAAAAATAAATATTACATCAACTGCACAAAGTAATATATCCAACCTAATATCACCAGAACTAACTCTTAGTGGTTTGGTTTATGATTCAGTGCCTAGCCTTGGGGATGGAACTAAGTTCTTAGGTACAGACGCATCTGGTAATGCTTTATGGAAAAATGTTACTGTGCCTGCTCCGGGATTAACTGAGGTACTTAATACAGGTCAGTATTCTGCTCAAGAACCAGGATTAGGAATAGGTAATTTTATTCAAGTAAAGTTTGGTAACGCTACGGGTACGGCTTCTGATCCTGTTATGATGGATGCACTTGGAAATATAACGTTTAACGAAACAGGAACTTACTTCATAAATTCTTATGCATCTATCGATAGATTAGGTGCTAACGGTGGTGTAGCTATTTTCTTATACAGATTATTATTAGACGGAGTTCAAGTTGGATTTCCAATTGCTTTAGAACTTGATAGAACAAACATTAGTATCCCTGAGATTCAAGCTTTCCCATTGACTATTACTACTGCAGGTACTGTATTGAAATACGAAATAGCTAGAACTGGAACTGTTAACGCAGGTGGTTTGTATCCATACTTTACAAGTACAAGTTGGGGTAACTCTCCATCAGCATCTATTAAGATAAGTAAGCTAGGATAAAATAAAATAAAATGGACATAAGAAAGATATCTGTAGGTCCCGACTATAAGTCGGGGGCTATGCATTATTTGGTAGGACAATCTGTATTAAATGGTAGTTATTCAATTCATTTGATTAAATTCGAGGAAGTAAAAAAATCATTTCTAATTTATATAGAGAATGACGAAGGGATAATGCTATGGAAGGAGTTCACGAGTACGATGCCAGTATCTATAGAGTACAACATTAATTTTTTATAGATGACCGATAATGAAAGAGCAGCCTTTGAAAATCAGGTTGCAGACTTAGAATCTAAGATGTCTAAGACAGAAGACTTTGTTGAGAAGATTGAATTAGCTGATCAAGTCCACAATATAAAAATGAAATTAAATGGAGTCAAACCAACTGATTCACATATAGACTGTATTGGTTGTGGCTCATAAATTAAATTATGAAATCACCATTTTCGTTTATAGCAAAGCCTGTAAAGGGCAGAAGGTATAACAACACAAAAGAGATTGCAGGATTAGATATAATCACTAGCACATCTCAGGAAGACTTTAAGTTCTCTAACAGAGAGGCTGAGGTAGTAGAGACACCACTGGGGTATAAAGGACCTATAAAGGTTGGAGATGTACTGTTAGTTCACCACAATGTATTTAAGTATTACTATGATATGAAGGGCAAGCAAAGAAGCGGTAAGAGTTTCTTTAAGGATGACTTGTTCTTTATAGATGAGGAACAGTACTATATGTATAAGAGAGATGGTCAGTGGACACCAGTAAAGAGATACTGCTTCGTTGAGCCTGTTGACGTAGAAGACTCTTATATATTTAAACCACTTAGCGAGGAGCCATTGGTTGGCAAGATGAAGTATGCGAATAGCTACCTACTTAGCGAGGGAGTAAAAAATGGAGATAGAATTACGTTTCAACCGGACAGTGAGTATGAGTTCACAGTTGATGGAGAGAAGCTTTACAGGATGTTTGATCATCAAATAACTATGGTTTTATGAATAAATTTTTATATTGGGATGATGAGTGGGACAATCAGGATGTTCCAATAAGAAATCAAAAAAGAATTAAGGATGAAATCAAAAGAAATAAAGTTAAGAATAATAGAAGCCGGGGAGAGAGCAGTAGAGCAACTGATAAAGGTAGCGAAGGAGGATATCATTAAGCACGACCCTGAGGATGATATATCTGCGGATAGATTAAAGAATGCAGCAGCCACTAAGAAGCTTGCAATCTTTGATGCCTTCGAAATACTTAACAGGATAGAAGCGGAGAAGGAGGCGATTGAATCATTGGAGAAGGGGACAAATAAAACTAATACAAAACAAGGTTTTGCAGAAAGACGGTCTAAGTAAGTTATACAGGGTCCTTGAGGGTGTAGTACCAAAGGGTGTGTTAAAGTCTAAGAATAAGGCTAAAACGTGGCAATACGGGTATAATTCTAAGTATGATATAATTGTTATATCTAAGACAGGTCAGATAGGTGAGATTATAGAGATTAAGGGA